ATGTTTATGAAAATATTAAAAGAGTACCTTCGGTACTTCACACTAACAGTTTTCAAATCAGGATCCTCTATAAAAAAGGGGGTTCTGATTTATTGTTTTCTTTTCCTAATGGTTTCTTTTTTACTATGGATTCCAAACAACGAAACAGCACAATACAATGAGAGCATACTAGTATATATAATCAGATCAATGATTGTAATAATTCCAGCCTCTGTTGCTATATTCACCTTTGCTTATAAAGAGAATAAAGAAAATGCATATGCACGAATTAAAACTTCAAACATACATCTCTATTTTTCTTTACTTAACACTGCTGCACTTTTAACTATTTTCTTTTCTATTATATTGTTGGTTAATTCAGATGTTGACAAAACATTACTTTTACCTTTTATAGCAATTATCACGCATAGCTTAATAACTGTGTATCTTGCAATTCTTTACATAAGAAAATTAATATTAAGCATGGATTTGACGAACACCATAAATGGTGCGTTAAACGTAGCAGAAAAAGCTATACAATTTTTAGAAAAGAACTACAACAACAAGTTTTTTTCCAATAGTCAGCTTAACGAAGCCATCAAAATTTTTGAGTCGCACAATGAAGTAGCTTTTCATTCTTATAATAGTCTTATTAATAAAGGTCATTATTCTGGGTTAAGCAGTCACCACGTGCGAATTAGAGATTTAAATAAAAGGTATCTATCTATATTTATAAATTCTGATTATCCAAAGGATTTAGAGAGTTACCTCAAAAGAAAAGATGTATACATACTTAAAGGGGAGTATGTATCTAAATTAGATGGAACGAATACAAAGGACATTATTGAAAATTACACAAACATCCTATTAAATTTCAGGTTAGTCATAAGAAATGCGACTAAACACAAACTTACATCAATACAAAATGAATTAATCAACAGTTACTTTTTCATATCCCCTCTTGAAATTTTTGAGAAAAAAGAGATAGGGGAGTATGAAAGTGAAGAGTTAGAAGAACTATACAATAAAATACTAGATAGTTACTTTTCATTAACTTTTGAATTAATTACAGAACTTTGCGATGAAGATACAGTGGAATACTCATACTTATTAGATAAAGTATCTGATGCAAAAATACCTTTAACTCTTCTCAAGCTTTATAAAGGTAAAAAGAAACCAAGTTTGTTAAAAAAATACTACGAGAAACTAATGGTTTTCATGGAGTCTTTGCTGGTTTGGTCTTTAGAATCTAAAAACCTCTACTATTTAACAGAGTCGTCAAACTTATTATTGGAACTAAAAGAACATGTTTACGGGAAACATGATGAGGAAAATGATATCGAGGAAAGCGAAAGCAAAATAAACCTTGAGCAAATTAATTCAGAAAAAAACGATGACCAAAACGAAGAAATATTAAACATGTTTGATAATAAAGGTATAACCACAAAAGTTATGGAGGATCATATAGATAAACAACATCTTATTGAATTTGATCCTGATCTTAAAAAGAGTTTACTTGACATATATTTTGTATCACTTTTAAAAAGCATTGAAATTGGAGCATATGGTTGTACTGGTTTTATCATAAAAATAATTATAAGTAATTTTAATACATCAAGCATTGAATCCTCGATCTCTCATTTTTATGATGAACGCCTTAAAGTTGGTAAGGCGACTATTGATCATAGCTATTTTCATTACTCAATTAGTAAGCAATCCGAGAATTATTGCTTGGATAAACTCCTTATAATGGTTTGTACACATACCTTGTATCGGAAGCAAAAATACATTTTACTTTGGTTTATTTCACAAAATATCAACCAAAGTAAAATCAATCACTATATTAATAAAATCCAGAATGCTAAAAATAAGTACGGACTATTATCTGTCAATAAAAGTATCTATGGTAAATTTATAATGGAGTATAACAAAACACAAAGGAACTCGAGCTAGAATCCTTAAATAATGATACAAAGCAAAGAGCTCATGCAAAATCAATTGAGCTCTTTGCTTATACACTTAATATCAAATTATAACTTTAAAGCCCTTGAAATTACTATAGCCACGTCAGCCCTAGTTATATTGTCCTCTGGCTCAAAGTTCCCTTTTCCGTTTCCCTTCATTATGCCTGCTTCCTTAACCTTTCTAACCGAATCAGCATAATACTCTTTGGGATTAACGTCTTTAAAACCCGTCTCTTTTACATTAATCTCCTCCTGAGTAAGTTGGTGAACCATGGTATAATTATTTAGTGCTTCTTGTGAATTAGGACCATACAGCCCGTCTATTTTTAAGCCAGCATCTTCTTGGAACTTTCGAATAATCTTTTCAGTCGTCGGACCAAAAAACCCGTCATCTTCCAACTCATAACCTGCATCTTTAAGAGCCAGCTGCAGCTGGTACGTCTTATATCCGGAGTGTCCTCTGCGTGTGACTCCTTTATTCAACAGAACACCGAATGGACACCGGCCAGCTTTTAGGTCGCGCCAAGTTAGTCCTCCCGTAAGTTGCAAATGCGGGTAGTCCTTGAAGCTCCGCCAATCGCCCCCCCACTCGAATCCAAGTGCTTTACCAAGCTCCGCAACCTTTCGCCAATCATCGTTGACTGTCCAAGTCGCCTTGGATCCATCCCATGTTGTGAGGAAGTAATCAACAGCTAATCCATAGTTATGAACAGATTGACCGGCTTTAGCGTTGGTTACGACATTACCAGAGACAGTTCGGCCTTGATTGTATAGTCGCTGTTGGTCGGAATTGGAACGATAACCAGAGCTGATTTGAACATTGATGCCGTCTTCGTAACATTTGATCAACAGTAGATGCACCTTGTCTTTTACACCTTCGTGAACAGCTCCCATGTTCCGGAATGATCGATCAATTAATGTTTGTAGTTTTACCCTAGACATTATTTTTCCTCCTTATCTTTAAAGCCCTTGCCATGGGACGGATTGCTAATTACACCTGCAGCGCTCAAAATCGTAAGTCCGAGGTCCACATAAGGCTCCGTTACGGCTGGAGCTATACTCCAAATATCATTTCCAAGCATGACAGCCAACGCACCTAGTGCTACCCAAAGCCCTTTATTTTTCCATTTCATTCGATCTCCTCCTTATTGAGTTAAGATAGGCACAACCCACGCAAGCAAAGCGATGAGTGCTGCCACCCATGCAGGCAAGTTGCGCTGCCAGTTGTCCTTTTCCTTGATGATTCGTTCGACTTCATCCTTATCTGCCTTGTCCCTCATTTCTTCTTCGAATTTCTTGATGTCTTTGACATTCTGTTGAGATACGCGATCAGCTTCTGCAGCAATCTTACTGGTCTCTTCCACTTTCTTCTTTACATCCAGAACGTTATCCAGCTTTTGATTTTGTTCGGCAAGCGACACTTTTACATCCATGAGAATCGTCATGAACTTCTCCATGTCCTCCACTTCCTTTTCCTTATCAATCTGTGGCATACTTGACCCCCTAGAATCTATCGTGTTTTTCGAAAGGGTTAATGACCCCTTAGTTATGGAAGATAAAAAGAGGCTGGCTCACGATTGAGTCGGCCTCTTTTTGTCCATAAAAAATGCACCTCGTTAGGTGCATTACTTTTCTTTCTTCTTCAGTTGTTGCATTTCTTCCCGTGCCTCTTTCAGCTGAGCTTTCAGGATGATGTTATCAGATGTTAGTCTGTTGACTTCCCCCTGATACATTTCAATGACTGTATTCGCATTGACTTTATCCTGCGATTGATTGGGTACTGCCGTCAATATGTCCACCTCCTTTACCATTGAATGTGTTCCAGTTCTTCTTTCGTCGCATTCATTACCATAGGCTCCAATTCATTCCGCAGCCGTTTGATCTTTGAATCTTTATGACGATACCCATCTTTGGCAACCGCGATCAACTTGGCTTTATCCAATTTGATACGAGCGACTTCCCCGTTTAAAGTGTAGGCCGTCCATTCAGCCTCCTGTTCCATCCCCTGCGTCAGAATCAAAAGCGCGCTATCAAAGTTTGCCTGCGCTTCCGTATCAAAGGAAAACTCGTACACCTTCCCATCAACTTCAGAGGTGAACTTTCCTAAGATGGCCTTGGTGCACTCGGCACTCAGCTCTCTGAATTTGGATTTCCGTAATTGGGACAGGACGACCTCTTCTGATTCTCCTTCCTCCCAGTCCTCCAGGTCGAAGTTCCATTTTGGTCTGAATAGACGTTTCTGATTAGGAGGTACGTAGTTTTCTGGAATAACCTGTAGCATCCCATCTTTCGATTCTGTTTCCAACATTGCCGTATCTATTTCATAACCTTGATCATTCACGATAGAAAATAAACGTTCCACTTTATCCACCTGCCTGAAATTTTACATAGTTTAAATTGACCCAACTGCTGTAGGATCCATCAGACTCACAGGTCACAGCTCCACTTGAATGAACATCCACACGGATTCTCGTTCCCCCATATCCTCCGCAATAAAAATGGGTGCGGTATGCGGGTCTGTATCCAGAAGGTAGCACAAACATCGTGGTCCCTTCTGCCCCGCCATTCGGCATCCCCCTCAATATAACGGTGCCATCTGGAAGCTTCTTGAATCGCGTCACATACTTATCAACCCAGCCATTTAGGAAACTTGGCGTAATCCACCCTTCCGCTAATAAGTGTCCAGGTTGAATGGAAACATCTGATGTTACGAAGTCTACATGACCAGCTGACAGGGAAAGTTCCGGAGCTCCTCCGTAACTATCCTTATACCCTGTAATCAGAGCACCATCTGCAATCACGATCTGGTTCCCATCCGTTCCACCATATCCGAGGTAAAGCTTACGACCGATATACAAATCCGTTTCGACTTCAATCTTAGTATCTGCCGTAATGCTCCCGGCTGTCACAGTCCCTAAGTTTGCGGTGATGGCAGACAATGATTGAGCGTAAATATTCCCTCCATCAATCAACGTTGTATTCCCATATTGCCAAGCTCGAATTTTGTTATAGGTATCCTCTGGTGCCGGGCTCCAGGGGGTTGCTTTGTCGCCTTCTTCTAACTTCAAACGGTTTAAATAAATGTAATTATTACCGTTGGTTCCGGCGCGGCCGCCAATCAGAATGCGGGCAGCAGAATCGTTATAATTTGGCGTAAAGGTTAATTCTACTCGGTAGTAGGTGTAACCGCCGAATATGGCTTGTTCACCATTTCGGTAATCGACTGTTGGAAGTAAGTCATTGCTTGCCCCGTTGCTCCGTAGTACATACATGTAATCTAATTCATAAATTCCGACTCCACGCACCCAGAAACTAAGCGTGTATTTTTTCCCGGCATGCAGTACAAAATCACTTCCGGTGACTTGCCGGAAACCAACTGGAGTGCCTGTAGTAGTATTTGAAGCCTGACACAATAAATGTTTGTACTTATCGTCATTTACCGTTTGAGACGAAACGTTCGTGGAAGGATCATCCCAAGGAAACCATACAGACATATCCTCGAAGAATGTTTCGGAGAGCAGATTCGTCCCACCCACCAATTTCGGATTATATCCCGTATCAAATGAAGTACCGGATCCAATCTTAATTCGTTCCGCATCCAAGAGACCCGTCTTGATGACTTCTGCATCAAATCCGACAGTCGCGACATGAAACGTATGAATGGACCCACTCCTGATATGATTCGTCCGGATGACATCAGCTTCAATTTGCGTGTCGCTATCCACGATGTTCGGACCTTGGGGGCCTTGAGGACCCTGTGGTCCCTGGGCACCCGTGTCTCCTTTGTTCCCTTGAGGCCCCTGATCACCGGTATCTCCCTTCGGTCCTTTATACAAAGACCAGGTGTAAACGGATGGATTGGAACCTTCAATCGGAGAGGTCTGGTTTGGTGCAATTCCGATATACGCTTTACCATTCGAATAGTTGCTCATCCCGTTCCCGCTAGCATCGTCTGCATAGCGCACCCAAGTGTAACGGGGCTCCCCGTCAGAACCTGGTGGCCCTTGAATACCCTGTGGTCCCTGATCCCCTTTTATGCGTGACCATGTGTAGTCTGCATAATTCGTGGATTCGGTTGCGGTCGTCTTGTTATAAGCCAGACCAATGTATTCTTTATTCGTCGGGGAATCCGACATACCTGAAGTAGGTGTGTCCGCGTATTTCAACCAAGTATAACGGGGTTGACCATCTTCCCCCGGCAGCCCCTGAATGCCTTGCGGGCCTTGGGAACCAGTATCCCCTTTCGGTCCTTGTATCAGAGACCATGTGTAAACGGATGGATTCGATGATTCGAGCGGTGTCGTTTGGTTGTACACGATTCCGATGTACTTTTTACCGGAAGGACTATCAGACATTCCCGACCCCGAGGCACTATCCGCGTACTTGATCCATGTGTAAAGGGAAGAACCGTCTTCCCCGGAAGGACCTTGAACCCCACGTTCGCCTTGCGGTCCCTGCAACCCTTGATCCCCTTTTTCCCCTTTGATCAGGGACCAGGCGAAATCAACTGGATTGTCACTTTCCGTAGGAGAAAGCTTGTTATAGGCGAGACCGATATAGTCTTTACCATCCGGAAAATCCGTCATGCCACTTCCAGAAGCGTCATCCGCATACTTCACCCACGTGTACGTAGTTTGTCCATCCTGTCCTGGAGGACCTTGAATTCCTTCTGGTCCTTGCGGGCCGGTTTCTCCTTGATCCCCTTTATCGCCTTTGGGTCCTTCATATAAAGCCCACGTATAATCCGCCGGATTAGTCCCTTCGGTTTGGGTTGACTTATTTGTAGCAATTCCGATGTATTTCTTTCCATCTGGGAAATTGCTCATGCCTGCCCCGGCATCTGTATCCGCGTATCGAATCCATGTAAAGGTAGGTTGTCCATCTTCCCCCTGTGGCCCTTGAATCCCTTGAGGGCCTTGTGCTCCTGTGTCGCCTTTCTCTCCTTCAAGACCGGTCGGACCCTGCTCCCCTTGAGCTCCTTTGATCAATGACCAGGTGTAATCTGAAGCAGAACCCGATTCGACGGGGGAGGTTTTGTTATACGCAAATCCGATATATTTTTTCCCGCTTGGATACTGCGAAAGACCCGTCCCGTTCTCATCGTCTGCATAACGGATCCATGTGTAAGTGGTGACACCATCTTCACCAGCCGGACCCGGGATACCTTGCGGACCCTGTGGACCTTGAGGACCTTCCGGCCCCACTTCCCCCTGGTCTCCTTTTTCTCCTTCTGGCCCCTGTGGTCCACCCGGCCCTTCAATCCAGGATTGCTCAACATAGTCCCACACTTTCCAAGTAGGATTTTGTGAATCAGAGATATCAATCCATACCTTCGCTTTATTATCCGGAGGTGTTGCACTCGTAAAATAAACGGATTTAGTGTTCATTAATTTGATAAGGTCACGCTTGATGGAATTGAATTCTCTCTTCTCATATTCAATGAACTCTCCCAGTGTGAAAATCTTTTGCGAGGAATTCGTAATCGGATTTTCCACCTTGATGACTCGCGCTTCAAGAAACAAGGCAGGCTCATATTCCGTAGCTTTGATCCATACACGGTCCCCAATTCTGATCTTCTCATGAGATCTCCCAAGAATATATTCCAGGTCAGCAGCTTTCACCCTATATTGAACTTTTGCTGCAATCCGTTTATTTAGTTCCTGCCTGGTATAACGGATTACCTCTTCTTCCGTCATATCCAAGTTGTCCGTATCGATAAAATGAACACCCCAAAGGTGTTCACCGCGCTCTCCCCAAACCTGGCGTGCTGATTCATCGACCACTTCTACAATTATTCTCGTACCGTCTTCCCGTTCAGGACCGACGCCGTATAAAGCGGTAACTACATCCGCCGTCGTCTCACTCCACTCTGCATCTAATAGGTCTTTTCCTGAGACGATTTCGCGACCTCTCCACTCTTCCTTTTTCTCGACGGCATCTACTTTTCTTTTTTTAATTTCATTCCCATCATCTTCTTCAATATAAAAATCGAGCTCACGATCGAACTCTGATGCAATCTTTTTTAACAGTTCATAAGGGGTCAGCACATCTTTAATAACAAACTCTCTAGTACCGGCAAATTCCGTATATCCTCTTTCCCATCCAGTTCCCTCAAGGGCTACATCCATCATGGTGTTAAGAGTTGCACCAGTATAAGTGCCAGGCATGATCGGCTTAGCCTTTTTCAAATTAATAAAGGACGCCACACTATAGACTTGTCTTTCTTTCCTGTTTTGCTTTATGTCCCGTATAATGAACTCTCTCAACCGTTTATCTTCTGTGGGGATGACAATTCGGTTTCTTTTATGAAGATGTTTATTTGCCCTTGAATGGACCATGGTTGAAAAACGGAAAATTTCAGCATTGTCTTTCAACGAACGCTCATAAAGATCATTGAAAAACATATTGACTTTTTTATTGGAAAGAACATCAAGATTTGCTTCAGAATGTCGGTCTCTAACATGGATTTGAGGGTGTATTCTTGCCATTTCATTCACTTCCTTCAAACAAAAAGACAGCCTTCACAGCTGTCCTCTCCATTCTATTTAAATGCTGGTGCATACCTTACTTTGGTCTGCATGGCGCCTTGAGGGAATTGGTGGAGAATGTTGCCCCCAGGTGTAATATCGAAATACTCAGACCAAAAGGATCGCTCACTCCTGATGGACTCACCGTTTAGTAAGATATCTTCTCTTCCTGTATCAATGATGATTTTATCTCCCGCCCTCGCAACATACTGAACTCCTGCTGCAGGAGGAGTATTCAATTCAAATACTTTAATGTCATCGATAAACATGTCCGCCTTGTTATAAGTAGGAGCCCAAATCCGAAAGGCTGTTTGAACCTGTGTTATTGGAGAATCATATAGTCCACCTGGACCTATATACAGAAATTGTGATCGTACCCAGGCATGGCTCCCATCAGGACGGATGATAGCAAAGTAAGGTCGAATTCGGCGCTTACCATCTGAATCATGATTGTGACTGTAAATTCTAAGCAAGCCTTTATAGTTATTCCATCCCCAAGGATAGTCTGCCTCTATATGATGTTCGAACCGGTCAGGACTGACTGGACCTAATTGAAACTTGGCTTGGATATTATCATTGGTTCTCCAGATGTCCTCCACACCGATTTTGGCCACCACATTGTTATCTGCATCCAAGAGATAGATTTCAATCATCCCAGTGCCTTTCCCGACATTTCTTATTTCAACATGAATATCAATTTTGTAGCTACTTAACGATTTTCCAATGGAACGCTTAATGCTTGGACCTTGCCAAGAATATGGTTGGATAGCTCCTCCAAAGAGTTCCGGCTTGAATCGTCCGCCTTCAGAAATGATGTTTCCAGCGACATGCCCATTGTCCAACGCATTAGCATCCGTCCAACCGTTCAAGGTTGTGCAGGTGTCATGCATAATCAAAGTTTCTCTCTCATAGGTCGTTTCAGAAATCAACGGTGGCTTTCCGATTCGAATGAACTTTAGCTCTTCCTCTAAAGATTTCACTAAATCGATGTGAGTGATATCTTCCAGGACGTCAATTTCAAAAATAGGATGTGCGTTTGCACTCCCTTGATTAGCCAGGAACAATTGATCCCCTTGGAAATCAGCCTCTACTTCTTGGCCATACTTCAGTGGGTTTGAACAGGTAAACGTAATGGTTCCAATCAAGGTATTACTATCTTCTTCAGGTAAGATGTTGGATGATAGGGACGCGAAAAAGTAACCGTCATCATCTGTAAAGGCTAGTCGTTCTCCTGATCCATCCAGGTATGCATTTAGACGATCGCAACGTTTACGAAACCCCGCATTGCTCTGATCGGATATCTGATATTTCACGGTGATGACGCGTTCTTTCATCGTATTTCCTTCTACCTCTAACAAACCGTCCTTGCCAGGTATTTCAATAGTGTCAATTCGATTCGTCCGATCACTACGCCCGGACACCGTCAGAGTCCGAAAGCTACCCGATGCATCAGACAGAGCTTCATCTAAATTGATGTGATTAAATACGGTTTGAATTGATGATGAGGTACTTCGAGTACCTACTTCATTTAAATCAACGAAACTGTACATAAAGTACCTCCCTATGCAAATTCATCTTTCAAATCGAGTTCTCTTTGTTGTTCGTCGGTTATGTCATTAACAAAGCCTCTATACTCTCTGGATCCTAAATTGAACTGAAAGTTGGCCGGCTGTCGCTCATAGAACTCCACCTTTGTATTAATAGCGCTCTGAACTTGAGCACTGCTATTTTTCTTCAGTTGATTCAAACTCGAACGGATTTTGGAAGATCTGAAGTCGAGCGCAGGATTGATGGACATATCCTTCTTGCTTGGTGTGATTCGATCCGCCATTTCCCGAGCCTTTTTAGCCAGCTTAGGGAGCGTCTTATCCACTCCACGGACCATCCCTTCTCCCGTCCATTCTCCTAATTGAGTGGTCACTTTAGAAGGGGACGCTATGCCTAGCTTCTTCTTGAGCCAATCTGGTACTAGGCTTGCTGCTTTCGACACCATGGTTCGAATCGCTCCGAACATGGAACCAATACCATTTAGCAACCCTTGGATGATATCCCGCCCCATTTGAGTCAGGTCGATGTTGGCGAAAAACGATTCGATATTGGTCCAGATGTTACGACCAATTCGCTCAATCGCCTGCCAAGCGCCTTCCCAGTCACCACGGAGAATTGCAAGACCACCTTCGATAAATCCGAGTATAATATCCATTCCGATAGAGATGATAGTTTCGATCAAGTTCCAGGTCACTTTGACCGTATTCGCTAAGATCGGCCAAGCTATCTGGAAAATACCTTTGATTACATTCATGACTACGTTGATATATTGTTGGATCATCGAGAAGTTAGCTTTTACTATCTGAGTGATTTGGTTCCCGTTCCGATCCCAGAATGCACGGAATTTTTCTAACTGAGATCCCGCAAAAGAAACGACAGCTGAAATCACGGTCGAAACAACATTCTGAATAAATGATAGCGATGCTGAGAACGCTGTACGGATGGACGCCCAGGTCGTATCGACCATCTGTCGGAACCAATCTACACGGTTATACATCACCACGAATGTGGCGACTAAACCGACAACTGCAGCAACGGCGATGCCAACAGGTCCTGTGATTGCAAGGAAAGCAACCTTGAGCTTAGCGAAAATTGCTAAGCCTCCGCCCATCTTTGTGAAAAGATTGAGCAGGGATGTCCCTAATCCACCGAATGCAGCACGAGTTGCTGCGAGAATTGGAATCATGGCAATCATCGCTCCTACAATGACCGTAAGAGCTGATATGATCTGACTAATAACTGGATGAGTTTGCATCATGGAATTGGTCCAGCTTAGAAAGCTATTCACGACACTCAATACTTTCGATCCTAGCGGTGCTAGAGCCACTCCAAGATTGATCAAGAACGATATGATATTGCCGATTAAGGCTGTTACTCTCGGACTGTTCTCTTGAACGTAGTTAATAAAGTTCTGAAAGGCTTGATTCTGCGAAAGAGTGGAAGCCCATTCTCGGAAACTTTCCGTCATCCCCTGGAATCGCGTCATCATTTTGGTCGCCATCGGAGCGAATGCTGCGAACATCTCGACCAAACCGACAGTAATGTTTCCGATCACCGAGAGTAAAGTCGGTCCATTGGCTTTCACATATTCAATGAATTTGTTGAATCGCTCTGATTCGCTCAGCCCGTCCGTCCACTTCCGGAAACTTTCCGTCATTTTCAACAGACCGTGTTCCATGGAAATCGCTAAGGGGTTGAACGCTCGCATCAAGTTCCCGATCGAAACGACCAGGTTTCCAATAATTTTGCCCCAGTTCTGAAACGCACCAGGCGCACCGTGAATCAACCAGTCTAGATTCTTTTGAACATCGTCTGCGTTCAAGTTCTCTAGTAAAGAAGCTCCTAACTCATCAAACGACTTGGCGACCGCCATAGCCATCGGGCTCAGACGTTCTAGAATCCGCGTCCCAGCCTCTAAGTATTTCGAAAAGGCACTATACACCGGATCACGCAGCTGCACGGTCAACTTTCCATACGCTAACTGGAACCCATCAAGTGCATTCAAGGCGTCTTTGGTAGATTGCGATAACTCTTTGAATTGCTGAGTTTGCCTTCCGATTTGATCAAGTTTACCCAAGTCCTGGCCGAGTGTTACTAAGAAAGGAGCTAGCACACCGGCTCCGGCACCTGCAGCCCCCATCGAGCTTGCAAGTCCTAAAGCTCCACCAGAAAGAACACCAAGTTGAACTCCGATTCCTCCGATTAGCCCGGTTAAGCTTGCTAAAATCGGCACAATGCCAGACGAAACCATTAAACCTATGCCTCTAAATGTATTAGACGATACCGTACCTAGTGCCTGGATTGAGTTCGCGATTCTGCTGATCGTATTCTGAAAACGATTGACCCTTGCTTCGATAGGTATAACGATCTTATCCCGAGCTAGTGAGCGAGCTTTTTGTGAGACGAGCGCAGCCTTACGGAAGAATTCAGATACATCAGCATCCACCTTCTTATCCGATTTCCTACGTGTGAAATCATCCATCAACTTCTTCGCCTTTTTCAAGTTCCTTTGAAGAGGTTTCGAATCAGCTCTCAGCACCGTGTCTTTGATCGTTTCAGACTCTTGTTTGAACTTCTTCGTGACACGTTTTGCTGTATTAATGGCATTTTTAAACTTCCTCACATTCGCTTTCAATTCCGCCTCAATCGAATATTCCACCATGGTCTCACCCCTTTCTTGAATTGTGTTGTAGTGCCAGTTGAGCTGGTGATAGCTTGGCCGTGGCCACTTCTTCCTTCTTCTCTTCAAAAGGTTCTTCAATTAGTTTCTTGGCTTGCTCATAATCAAAGAAATCCTTAAATTCTTTGAATACATATTCTTCTTTAGGCTTCTTGTCCGTGCCGACATTCTTTGTTATTGCAGCGTTACGGATGAGAAATGCCAACTCATGAATCCGATATTCTTCATCGATTTCTTTATATTGCTGGGCATAACGCTTATACAGAAACTCCGATAAGGTCATCTGTTCGATGTCTTGTAGACGATCCATACCAAGATGACTCATGGCATAGATGACCACCTCGTTATAGGTTAAACCGTCTTGAGTGCCGTCTTTTCGCTTTCCTCTTCCTCGTTTTCTTTCGGGAGAAGGTTTCGGGTCATAGGTCGCTTTCCCAATTCCTCAATGATTGCTTCCCCGAAGGATTTGAAATCCGTGTCTTCTGCCACATCGTTTAGCACTTCTTCCAGGTCTTCGTATGTCTTAGGAGCTTTCTTGTGATGTGACGTTGAAGCTTTGATGATTTTGGATAGCGCGACGATATTGCCGGATTTAAGCTTAGGAATAAGCATTTCCAGACCCTCCCCAAGGTTGGCCCCCTCAATTTCAAACCCGAGTTCTCTATCGATTTCTGTGAGTGTTCGAAGTCCAAATACCAAATCGATTTCTTTTCCGTTAAATGTGATATGCATGTTTTCATTCCACCTTTTCAATTTTAGTCATGAAAAAAGAGAGAGGATTTCCCTCTCTCGTTATACAGCAGGCTCATCTGGTGCCAAGCCATCATCAGCTGGATCAGTTGAAAGCAGATCATGAAACACGTAAGAAAGTGTCTCGATATCGCCATCCGGTAGAGTGACTCGCCCCTTTTTACGTTTACCTTCCGTTACAAATGTTCCAGAAACCTCCGGGTCCCCCTCTGCCGGATTTGTCGGTTCCCATTCGGTAATGTAGCCTTGTCGGTACTCAGCACCGAACGTGTATGTGATATCAGGGTCTACCCCTTGTTCTTCCTTATCCGCCAGATCCACTTCCCACATTTCCACTGGATAATCATCTACGATACTGTCTTCGAGCATCGTGAACGTGGGATCCTTAACAGATTGCAAGGCAGAAATACTTACCTCATCTTCAAACGTTGAAGAGCCGGATACTGATCCGTCTTTCGTTTCCGTCTTCTCGCGTTCCCTTGAGTAAGACTTAGAGTGTTCTGTCTGAAATACTAGCTTTGCACCTTCAGCAGCTTCTCCCAGCTTTCGAAAGTACAAGACCTTATGAACGCCTTTTGCAATTCCGTCCATTCTTTTTCCTCCTTACATCAATTTATACTCTACGTCGATGATGCCGTGGAGCAGGTTGTCCGTTGTTGTATTGTCATACATCGAGTTCGAATTCATATTCTCGAGTTTCAAACGATAATTTGGTAATCGGGATAATCGCCTCATCTGTTGTTTTAACTGATGGACCATATCAGAGAATGCCGCTCTGTCTGTCGCATACCCCCAGACATGAACGATTTGAGTAATGTTTCCAATAATGACATCCTTGTTGTTGATCGAGTCCTCATTGTCCGTCTCAGCCACGAAAACGAAAGGATAATCCAAGCTGTCATCGTTCACAGGCGAATAATCGATGGTTGTATATCCTAAGTCCATAGAAGCTTTATAAATGGCATTGAACAGCTGAATATCCGGCGATTGCATCTATTCACCTACTTTACGAGCCTTTCCAGATCGGCTAAGAATTGTTTGCGCTGCGTCATGAAGGCGTCGCGCAAGAACCAGGTCGGGTCCATGTAGCGCGTGCCGAAATTCAAATACCCGGCATACTCCGAATCGACGAATGTTCGCCAGTGAAGGTCTGTGACCTTCTGCGTTTTCGTGTTCCGTGCTGTGTGACCTGTCCAGTACCCTTTATCGAACCGCCTGACTTCGTTTTTCAGAGTCTTCTTTGTCATCTCAATAGCATTGTTTTTTACGATGATATCGACATCTTCTTCGATTTCTTCTTCCATCCGTTCAAGCTTTGCCAGCAACTCATCCAAACCATCTACGTCCATTCGCTCACGCCCTCCAAATAAAAAACGCTCTCCGATCTGTGGGGTAGATGACGGAGAACGTTATATTTTTCACCGTTCAACACGGCTTTGTCGGCTTTACCTTTAAATGGACGTTGGAGCCTTACTGTCGTGATTCTTTGCTCCTTAATACCAAACATTGCATTGGCTCTTTCCATGCTTACAGGAGAGGCATTGCAGGGCAAAGTGATGCCTTCATCCACTTGAACCCCGTGTTTACCCGTTTGTGGATCATACCCACTGGATAGCGTCGTGTGCAAGGTGACTCGATCAGAATAGTTCATCAGAAGAACATCACCTTTCCATCCCCGTCCTGTTTCGGAATGTAAGTCTCCAGGATATCCCGGTACGGTCGAAAGTCATCTTCACGATACGTGACGGCCCTTCCTTCCACCGATTCTGATTCCATCCCTTCACTTCCAAGCTTCTGAAACCGACTGATGGCCAGTTCCTCGACAATGAATGTGAGCTCCTCCGGAATATCTTCTAATTCAGCGTGCTTTTTCAGCCAAATTTTCAGATGGGATTGCGTATTCTTGATAATCACACTGAGCGTCTGATCCTGGAGAGTGTCCTGGATGCCTAAAACGGCTTTAACGTTTTGCTCGATTTCAATCATTGGATCACGTCAATTCTTTTTCGGCTTGTTCTGCTGCTTCTTTCCCTTTGACCTTTTCTCCATTGGAAAGTTCATAATACGGACCACCGGAGTGCTTTGGAAATTCACTATCCAGAGCATCACCAGTCGTCTGTTCCGTGGATCCCTCTTCCTGTTTCGGGTTCCCCACTTCTACCTTCTCGATAACAGGTTGTTTAACCGCATTATTGCTTGAAAGGAGTTCTTCCAATCGAGCCTCGGAAACGCTCGCGCCAGGATATTCCGAGCCTTTGCGGTATTGAAACTGAGTATTCTTGTCTCTAAACCCTCTAATCACCTTGTACGGCATGGTTTATTCCTCCTTTATTAGACTTCAGGAACTGGCATCAACTTAGCAAATGCCTCGTCTTTTACAATCATCATCGCTACATCCATCGTGGCGCGAAGAGCGACCATTTCACGTTCGAACAGATTGATAGGTTCACCATCTTGGTCAACAATTGTTGAAATGGTTCCTTCTTCGGCAATCTTATAAGAGATGTCAAAAGGGATACCGTAATGCAGATGATCAAAGTCTCCAGCGTACAGTGTTCCTTTTGGAAGGTTTGCAGACTTGAAGTTTACGGCCGGCAAACCGTCAATTCTGTTATTGGCTCGATCGTAAATCGGTTGCTGCAGGTTCCCTTCACCGATAGTCGCTTGACGAAGTGCCGTAGCATTCTGAGCCTTAGAAATGAACGCATTTGCCTCAAAGTCGTCTTCTAGCAACTGGTCTTCCAACAACAGAATGTTATCTCCTGTGATGGCACCTTCTACTACATGGCTTGCTGCCGTCACTGATTCATCAATAGATTGAGTAAATGGGTTCGCTACATTCAAAATGCCTGCCTCATCGAATTTCTTGTAAAAAGCCTCGCTGATCTTTGGACGCATTTGTTCGAAGAAATCCGTTACGCTGTATTGCAAGAATTCACGTGAAACCGGAAGAATGACACCAAGTTTCTTCGCTTCCATCGTCACTTTCAGCCATGTTGCTTTGGATGTCTGAATTCGCTCCCCTTCATTGACCCAGTATGCGCCAGGTCCTTCTGCGAAGTAGTCAAATTCTTTCTTCTGGCTGTTCATCTGTTCGAAAACACCTAGCTGCATGATTTTAGAGTTTTCCATCATGTCTTGCATAATAAGCGTTCCGTATTCCTTCGGGACCGTACCGTCTTTGGAATCGCTCATCATTACGTTATCCGGGTTAAAAGTTTGTTCAGCAAAGTGCTGCAGGTTTAATTTCAAAAGTGGTTTCTTTAACGTCATTCGTATTTCCTCCTCTTAAATAATTCGGGATTTCTTCGCCATCTCAGCAAGAGACTTATTCGACTCAGAACGTTGTTTAAAGGACTGGCCACCCTCCGGCGGATCCTGGCGAAGCTTCTCTTTCACTGCGTCATTAACAGCTGTATCGAATGCCTCTTTAAAAGCATTGATATTTTCAAAGGTCTTATCGCCATTCTCCGCAATCAGGAACTCTGCAAAAGCGGACGGCAGCTGTTTATCTTGAAGTTCTGTAACAGCTTGAGCTTTCAACTCTTTCTGGGCTAACTCTTGCTCACGCTTCTCAAGAGCATCCTGACGCTTTTTAAATTCAGCCTCTTCACGCTCTTTCGCGCTGAGTTTGGCTAAACGCTCAGCTTCCGCCTTCTGCTCTTTCAACTCTTTTTCTAGCTCGGCCCGCATTTCTTTCTTCTGCTTCTCGAGTGCCTTCGCCATCTTCCGATCTGACTCGCTTTCGATCTTCTTCTGAAGCTCTTCCTCCGTCAGTTCAAATTTTGTTTCTTCACCGTCTCCTTGACCTTCCCCATCCCCCTCACCTTCTCCGCCTTCCGCAAAGTGTTGGAGGTTTAATTTCAATAGTTTCTCTGGGTATGTCACTTTTTTAAACATTGTCATTCTCCTTTCGCCCTTGAACACGATTGGATACACCTCACAGCCCATCGTCCTCGTCCACAAACACGTTTTTGGCATAATAAAAAAGCCTGTTTAACGTCTAGTGCTTAAAGACGAGTGTATTAAATTCATTTCGTACCATCCGGAGGCATGCCTTTATATTTCTTTCTACCTTTTCTAGATTCTGATGGTTGGCTCTTAGACTTTCTCAACTCGTTCAGTATGGCCTTCAGCGTGTCATTAATCGCGTATATAGCTTTAACTAGTTCTTTCATGCGCCCCCCCTTATAGGACATATTTTGTAGTTCGATCTTTAAAGAACTTCTTACGCCAATCTCCGAGGTCCAATGCAGTAGCACTCCTACAGAACGCATGCATGGGAGGAGCATTGACCCCAGGCAACATGTCTTTTACTTTGAATTTCTTCCCATCCAAACTCCGGCACACTTTGGAAGTTTTAGAATCTACCTTCGCAATGAATTCATACTCCTGATCATCTTCATCATCACCAGCAATTGCTTCATAGGAAAGCTTTTGTGATTCAGTCTGAACTCTCGCTGTCTCGGTGATCAGAAGTCGTCTGGCTTCAAACGTCGTCACATCGAAGCGCTCTTTGATCTTTGGGACAGACCGGACCGGGTTAATACCTCTTACAATAGAGTTATTGATGATCACTTCAAGCTCATTCCTTAGACCTTTCATGTCGTCCCAGATGCGCTCTGACCAGGTCGCATCATAAAAAGACGCCCCTACAATGGATAGGAGCGTTTCTTGAGATATTAAAATGTTTGCACCGAGAATCCCTGCCTGCCGGGCAACTTCACTAATGCCAGCTTGCTCGAGATATTCCTGGCTGGTTTGAATCTGATCATGAGCCATGACCACCAAGTGAATATTCAAGTACATCATCAGAAGTTCTTGGCGACTCACACGCATTTTCGTGTTGTAGGTCATGAGTTCTCGGTTCGCTCGTTCACTGAAATTCTTTTCCCTTACATACTTGGCTGCCGTTTCTTCAAATGCTTGCACGTCGAATTCAGAAACGCGCTTCTTAGCCTCAGCTTGGGTGATTTCGTTCTTATCTGCGTATTTAGCATAGAACGAATAAATCTCTTTCTCAGCTTCACGGAGAGCCTGATTGATGATGTGTTTCAGCTTTTGGGCGACTTCCTCATCCTTCATCTGCTCACGGGTGATGTTGTCCTTTTCGCGTCGCCTCCAATAACTTTCTTCTTCCGACATCTAATCACCTCAGTTCTCCATGTACTCACTTCTAGGTTGCCGTTGTTCGCTTCTTTCCTGTTCAATTACCTTCATCTCTTCCTCTGGATTTTCTACAACCATAGGAATGATATTAAGCTTCGTCTTCTGGGAAAGCTCTCCTCCAAGAGAGTTAAACATTTCTACGGCATCCTTTGTGGACTTCGGAAGGTTTGGTGTGAATTTATAGGTGATCCCTTTGAAGTCTTCTTTTGTCGCTTCGCTTGCCAGGCTCATCACATTACCTATCAGCTCATACCTACGATTCAATGACCGTTTAAACAGACGCTCTTTATTGATCCGTATCTGTTCCAATCCAAAGAGCTTATATTTCATCGCCTCACCGGTCTGTTGGCCACTGAAGTTTTCATCTGTGAGATCAGGCGTGTTGGTGAATTTATGGACATCCGTCTGCAATCTTGTTTTATATGCTTCCGATCCGGCCACATCATATTGTTTATAAATGTAATCCGCATCGGTTTTCCCTTCCTGACCATTTAACTGGTGACCCGGCTTTAATATGAGAAGGTTTGCTTTCTTTTGCTTGGCAGCTTCTTCTTCTGTCATGTCCACATTTCCTATAATCTTAAGCATGGCATCGTTTAGATCCGTCATATAGTTTGCGGTGTCCGACTGTGCCGCGTCATATAAATCAATCTGATCCAGAACATTTTCAAAGTCACCTTGTCTGAATCGATTATTTGCATGTTCGGTGATTGGAATATCACCGAAAGGATGATCCTCCGATTTATCGTACTTTAGATTGTAGTCACCAAAATTTGATGTGAAATAAGTGTGTATTTTAGAAGGTGTATAAAGCATGACCTTGATTTTCTTATCATGGCCATAACCCACAATGAAGTACCGGACACCGGCAATAATGTTCTTTTCGATCGTATTGTCATAAATCAAGAACGTCTCCAGTGGGGATGATAAATAGACTCTTGTTTGATCACTTCGATTCCGATGCACCAGCTCATAGGCGCGCCCGTAAATCGATAAATCTAGAATAAGATCAGCATTAAGAGCGTTACTCTCAATCGCTTCATTTACATCTTCGATTTTTTGTTGAGAGGTTTCACTTGTATGGGTCATAGAGATCGGGACCCCGACTAGAAAACCCTGCATGAAGTTCGAAACATACTTCGCATAGTTATGCCTGGAACGATGATCGGCTTTGTCTTCATCTTTTCGCCTATTCATCACGGAGATAGCTCGGTTCTCACCCTCATAATAATCATCTAATTCATTCAGGCGTGGCCTTTGATGTTCAATGTGGTGTTTAATCATAGCTGAGAGGTCTTTCAAATTATTCATCAGTTCATCCAATGATTCATACGTGTATTGGATATTTGCTTCTCTACTAAATCGCCTCTTGGTGTTCTCTTCTCCATTAAGAGCCCTCTCAAAAATTTTTGCTTCTGACATCTTTCCACCTCCTCTATAATCCAAGAGATTGAATCGCTTTATATGTCTCTTTCTGATCTTTAAGATCAACTAGCTCATAATCATCTAGCCCATACCACATAGCGGAAAATGTGTGGGGATCGATGTTGAACTCATCATAAATGGTATTGCCCTGGCGATCTTTCTTGTACGTGAGGTTCTTACATTCTCGCACCGTATTCGGGCATTGATCGGAGCAAATAATCTTATAAAACCGTTTCATTTTTTTGATATTTTCCAATCGGGAAGGCTTATAAGCACCGGTCATATTGATGCCTCGTTTACTGAAGTAAGTTATTGTCTTAGGTTCAGCAGAGTCCCCTTTAATTCGTTCTTTTGTTTGTTTGAATTCACTGATGTCATCAAAGATTTCAGGGTCCGTTTTATTCCTCGAGTAATACTCCCAATAGATGTAGAGTGTTTTCGCTTTATCATCGACGACCATTCTTAAAAGCGCGTTGTAGGATTCCTCAAACCCAAAGTCCATACCATTGCGATATAATGGATTCTTAATTTGGTCAATGGCTCCCATAACCTCTTCATGAGGTTTACTTTCAAATTGAGGCAGCACTTTCGTCCCGGACACGCCAAAACGACCTTTCCGGGCTACTCGGTAAAGGTCTAAGTCATAGATTTTCGTTTTTTCTAATTCCTCCACATAACTCTGTGGTAGGAAAAGATTATCGTCTGCAAGTGAATGGTGATAGTAAGTATCGCCTTTAACCACAACGCGCTCTCTATATAAATCTTCGTCATCCAGAATAACCAATTGATCCTCTTGGCCTTTGTTCTTAATGAAAAAGTGAGAGTATGTCCAGTTTCCCTCATCCACCGGATTTGTCGATAATACCATGTGTAAATCGAGACTAGGATGCCGTAACCGTCCAATCAGCTCTTTAAAACCTTCATATTTCACTTCAGAGCACTCTTCAATCCAAATTAAAGAAACATTATTTATGGATTTCAGCTTTTGCGGCTTGTCCATCCCTTTAAAGATGATTTTAGATCCATTCGGAAACCTTACCTGTAATGGGTGAGTTGGGCATTTAACCCTCTCACTTAACCCTAAATCCTCTACTATTTCTTCAAATAAAGAGTGAGTAGACTCCCTGTGCGTATCATACACTTCCCGGACGACTAATGCGGTTCGTTTCTCCTGTAACAGTTTCAATATGATCTTAAGAGCCACATGATAGCTTTTCGATGATCCATATCCCCCGACTAAAAACTGGAACTTATGATTCCAATCAAACAGAAAATCTTCAAAGTGCGGGTTAACCTCTTTTTGGATCATGATCCTTCACCTTTCCTCTTGATCATGATCTCTATCGGCTTGTCTACCTCTTCTTGCGACTTGGCCTTCTGCATAGCTATCTTTTCTTCATCGAGTGCTTTCTTATGTTCGAATTGATCAATGACTTCATGTTTTAACTTTAAGGCTTTAACTTTTTGGGACTGGATCCGGGTTAAGGCTTCTTCAATCTTGATAATGTCGTCAATCTTACGATATTCAGTCTCTTCGACCTCAGTGGTTACAAGCTCCTTTTTATTTCGAGTAACAATCTTCATCTTCCCTGTTTTTTCATCATGTACCTCAATAGGATCTTTAACCAGCTGCAGCTCCTGCAGAATTCGTTTTTCTTTTTGGCCGAGGTTTCTCTTTGCCTCTTCTATTCGAATGAGCATCCTTCTTTCGCGAATACTTAACACACGGATGTTTTCTTCAATCTGAATAACCAAGGAGGTATCCATCCCATAAAAAAGAGAACGTTCTTCATCTGATAGAACGTCCTCATAAATCGATTCATATTCTCCTGTGGTTACAGCATTCTTATTTAAAGGCGGCGCTCCGCCCCCTGCATTCCCGACTGCATTTTGGTTACCTGGTGGAGCCCCACGTTGTTTAGGAGCGCTCTTATTCGATTTAGGAGCGCTCCCTTTCAATTCAACAGCCCACTTGTCAGTAGCCTTCCATTTACGTATGGTGCTGCTAGATACTTCATACTTCTCAGCTAAATCGACAAGTTTAATTTTTCCTTGGTGTTTCAACCAATCCTTCTTAGCTTTATCTCTTCTCGGATCACGCGGCCTAGGCATTACATCAACCCCCACCTCCAACAGTTCCTATGGTTTTGTGTTTGTTTCAATATTCATCATCTTTTTGTAATGCGAGATCGAGCTCTATGAGTTTCTTTAAATCCTCAACAGAATCTATCTTGATATGCCCACCTTGAAAATCACGTACCCAACGAGTAATACCAGCATTAACAATTTTCCTGTACTTCTCACGTGATTCTTCTATGTTTTCAATTTGGTCTAATTCATACTGAATACGTAATTGATCTTTCTCTTCTTCTTTATACGAACATTTGTTTGTGTTTTTCATTGCCAAGCACCTGACCTTCACCTAAAATGGAAGTGAGAACGTGAGATCCCATAACTGTGGCCACAGCTTTTTTCACGTTCTCTGCCAGGGTTCAACCTTGGTTGGGTTGAGGGGGTGTTCGTAGCACCCTCTCTATTAATTTATAAACGATCAATCAATTCCGGTTCAACACCAGTATGTTCTTTGAATCTATCCATAATCGCATCACAAAAATAGGGATCCAGTTCGAGCAAGCCGCAAGATCTTCCGAGTTGTTCGGCAGCGAGAAGAGTTGAACCACTTCCTCCAAAGAAATCCACAATAAAATCTCCCTTTTTACTGCTATTTTTAATTGGAATTGCAATTAATTCAAGAGGCTTCTGCGTTGGGTGAACATATTTTGATACATCCCCTCTTGATACCTCCCAAACCGTTTCCGGCTGTGGTTCCTCTAAAGGTAAACCAGCTTTCCAGACCGTTGTTTGTTTTCGGTCCCCGTACCAACTTGGCGATTTTCCCTTTTTGAAGGCATAAAAAATAGGCTCATGCTTATAGCGATACTGAGCCCATCCAAAGCTCGGTGCGTTTTTGACCCAAATACATTGAGATCGCACCTCGATATGGTGTTTATTCATAGCATCTTCAAATTGACGTTGATACGAAGATGGGTGAAAAACATATATGGCAGCTTTGTCATCCATAATGTTTTCATACTCTTTGAAAATGGAGTCTAGAAACCCATCGAATAATTGATCATCCATATTATCATTCATAATCGTTCCGTGACCACTTTCCGTTAATCTCTTCGATTCACTGGTCACTGCAACATTATATGGAGGATCGGTTACAACTAGATCCGCCTTTTGACCACGAATCATCTTCATTACATCTTCTCTCTTAGTAGCATCACCACACACAAGAATGTGTTTTCCGAGCTTCCAAACGTCTCCGTATTGCGTTTCTGGTTCATTTTCTTTGAGCTCTTCTACTCTACCATTAAAGTCGAAATGATCCTCTTCCACATTCTCGTAAGTAGAATCACTCGGGACAGAGTCTAAAATGTCCTGCAGCTCTTCTTCATCGAAACCGGTAATTTCAATATCTTCCCCGTTGTCTTGAAGCTCTGTTAAGAGAAGTTGAAGCTTTTCATCGTCCCATCCACCCTCAACTTTATTTAAAGCGATATTGAGTATCTTCTCTTTTTCTAATGTAAGATTGACGACTGAGACTTGGATCGTTTCAGGATTATTTTCCATTAGAACTTTAAACCGTTGATGGCCACCAACTAAATGACCTGTTTTCTCATTCCAAATTAACGGATCTACATAACCGAATTCCTCAATAGATCTTTTTAATTTTTTGTACTCGGCATCTCCTGGTTTCAAATCAATCCTCGGGTTATAAGCAGCTGGATTAATGTTTGTTGTTTTAACCACTCTAATTTCCATACATCAACCTCAATTCACATAAAATAAAAAAGCATCCTCTTTGGATGCTTTAATCTAACCAACATAGTATTTAAACATTTGAAATACACCAATTAAGAAGACAACTGAAGCTAACGGACCCACCGCCCTGATCGGGACATTTAACATTTTAAGCACATACCCCAAAATAATCGCAAGCACAAATGGCAGCCCCAACACCACAACTATATCTAAAGCTAGCTTATTTACTTCTTCCCTGGCAAAACTAAAATCAAGATCCATTTATCCCCCTCCTGAACTCTATATCGGTAAGCTTAATAACAAAGTTAAAAGGCAATCAGAGGGGATATAGATTGCTTCTTGTGCCTTTTGATTGGCACTAACTAAGAAAGGATTTGACCTCGCCTTTTCTGCCTTCCAGTTTACACAAAGCCGTTTCCCATTGTCATCATGTGTTCTATGTGTGTAATATGAGAAATACTGATCTTATGCCCCTTTTTCAAAAATGAGCATGGGATTTCTCACCTTTAAATCAAAAGGCCCTACATAATATTCAGATTGTTTAAACGTGTTGAAATGTATCCGAACAAACTTTATGTCAATTCCCTTTAACTCTTGAACTAATGATCCGTGAATTTGTCTGTCTAGCATTACAATTAGAGACTTGTCTACCCTCTCCCCATACTCCCCAGCAATATTTAAGACTTTCTCGTTAATTGAAAGAGATTGAAATTCGTTCATCCTTTCACCTCCCGAATACATCATTTTAATCGAAGTGCTTTTTTCACACAAGTTAATATAAGGTAATTTTACACATCCATAAACTTACGAATGATATTCTCTTTCAAGTTATAAATATGGCGCCTAGAAAGCCCCATGTGCACTCCAATGGCCACCATGCTCATACCATCTAAGAGGCATTCTAAAACTGCTCGTTCTCTCTCGCTCTCAATTACATGAATACGTTGTTGAATATATAATACCTTTTCTTCTAAGCGATGAACCCAACGAGTCTTCTTATCGCGCCTAATCACTTCTTGAGCAACTGGATCCCCTGTTTCTCCAACAGCTTTTGGAAGAGTCGATTCAATTCCTGACTGAGCGACTAAGTTTGGACTTGGTTCTTTCATCAGATCCCGTTGACGCTTAATTTCATTTATCATCCAGTTATAATCTCTTAATGCATCTTCAATCTGTTTTCTGTTCATCTTTAAATCGGGCCCCTTTCCATAGTTGTTCAAGATATGGACTTTTCTTTATTGAGGCAATTACACCCGTTCGTTTATCCCGTCGGTGGATGCTTATTTTCCATTGCATTTTATATCTTTTGTCTATCATAGTTTCCTCCTTAAGAAATAAAAAAAAGACACAAACCAAGCGTTTTCACGCTCGATTTGTGTCCTCCAGTTGGCTGGTAGAACAATATCAGTCTTCATAGAATCTAATAAACATAAATACTATTGCCAAGGACAAGAGTGTAAACCCATCAGTTAATCTAACCATTAGCTCTTCTTTTACATCTGAGGCAAACAAAACAAATATTATTGTAATCATGATTGACCAAGCTATGATATATTCCCCAAAAACAGTAAATACCTTTCTAAATTTCTCATCCCTTGAATTCTCTACTCTAAATTCAGAGACTTTATAAAGGAACTGCCCCACTGTAAGGAAAAACGCATATACAGATACACCTAATCCAATTATAGGATTTAAGTATAAACCGTAAAATCTCAATACTGATAGGAATATTAGAGCAATAACTATAGAAGTAATTATTTCTTTACTCAGAACTCTCCCCCCCACTTAAACCTTAGATCTCTCCTAATACAGATTTCTATCATTTAATTTTATATTATTTACCAAAAGCGTCTCGACTAAAGTCTTCAACCTTGTTATTTCTTCTTGAGATCTTCTTTCCTATTTGAATGAAGAGAGAACGAAGTAAAATTAATAATTCCAAGCTGTCTACTACATCCCTATGAATATTCGATCTTATAGTATCATGAACTTTTTGGATTTTTAACTTTTTCTCATCATCACTTACTTCGTCAAAATCAAATAATATATGATGAAATGCTTTCTTTGAAAAGTATGGTTGATGAAAGTAGTGTTCATTTATTCTCAACTTATTCCAACCATCCTGATCTGCATCAAAGAATCGATTCTCTAACTCAATAATGTCTCTAAGGTTCATTTTTAATAAGTGAAATGGAGAATCGTGAGAATTATTTACTGGCAGCATTTCTTTTTTTATTTTTTGATATTTTTTTCGTACATCATCCGCACCTTCAATCCGAGAAATTATTGGGAGGTCTATTGAATACTCAAACCACTCTTCTTTTTCTATCTCGTGTACATGATGAACGCACTCAATAATTGCATCCTTCAATAGTATATTGGTAATTCTTTTTTCGTGTCTAAGAACTGTATCAATATTATTTGAAGCGCTATCGATAATATAATGTAATTGTTTGTATATAGAGGTGTAAAAAATCATGTTTTTTTTACTTACGTCAAAATAAATATCCCGTTTCAAACGTGCTGTCTGAGGTTTACTACTTATAAAATAGATAGAATAGATTAAGACACCTAAAGTGAAAAGTCCAGGGAGGTATATGGTGAAATCTAAAAAATCCATCAAAAGTTTAGAGGGTTCTTCTGTAAATTTTTTGTACAATAACCCAAAAACATCAGCGAAATATAACTGAATCGTCAATACAATGATCAATATGTTTAAAATGTTGATTGACAATAAAAATTTAGATAATAATAGGATAAATAGTAGCAAACTAATTATCATGGGGCGTTTGTAAAGTTTTCTCTTAATCCCCTCTCTCGGAGTGAGAGCACCGTAATGTTGAAGATTCCTGGTTAGCATTCTCAATACAATTTGAAGCTTTAGTAAATATATCAATAGCTGGTGAGATCCTTTCTTAGAAAGACCAGTTTTAAAAGATTTGAACAAATTTATATTTTTAACCATCATGATAAGTAAAGTAAATACAAATTTAAAAACCCAAATAAATAGAACTAATTCAATTCTTAGCATGGCATAAGCAAGTAAGACTTTAAGTAAAAAGATGTCAGTGACACTCATAAACTTTATATTAATATTGTAGACGTTATGGATTAAATCAATTAGTACACTGATGATACCATTTCCTCCTCATTTATATTAATTTGAAACCTAAAAGTAAAATGAGAAGATATCATCTAAATCAACATGCAAACCGAAATTAAAAAGCATGTTTTTTCTGCTTATATATATTGTCTTTAAAATTCTCTTCTTTTCCTGTTTAGTGCCATGATGGATGCACCTATGACAGTTAGGGCATAAAGCTATAATATTACCTGGAACATCTAAGCTATGTTCAAAATTGTCTTGCTTATTAAAAGGGATTAGGTGATGCGCTTCAACAAAATTCTCACCAGTTACAGCAGACTCAAAAGTTTTGTGCTCTTTATTAATTTGACATGTGAATTCAGCATTCTCTAGAGCTTCCTTTGCTACAGCTGGATTTCTAATATATTTAGACTTGGTTACTCCGCCTACCGTTTTTTCTGTTGGTCTTTGTGGCTCATTAGGTGTAGTAGAACTTTTTGAAATTAAAATGTCCTCTTGAAATTTTGTATCTGAAATTTGGTCCTCATAAATTATGTCGTTAAGTACCTTATTAAGAGAACGGTTGCCGATAAACTTCTTTATATCAGCTAATCCCGTTAAAGCCTTACTTATATCATCTATGATCATCTCCTCAGAAAAACCACGCTCTAAGTCATAAAATTTCGCACAAATATTTGCTGCTTCGTAATTCTTAGCATTAGTTGTATGGGAAACTAAATCAATAGTTTCTAATGGAAAATCTGATAGAGGCAAATCTAAATTTTCCCTAAGGAAAGTCGCAACGCTTCTCATTTTATTTTTGGGTTTTCTACCCTTGAATTTTTTGCCTATATAAGTTGTTCCTTGATTTATTGAAAGATAGAACCCGCTCATATCTCCTCGAAATAAAAATACTATGTAAAAACCTTGTTGTGCTGACTCAGTTATATCTTTGTCAAATATAGAAATCCAAGGCGTAATAGTGGTATTCCCCATCCCAACTGAACCATTTGTAGTATATTGATCGTTTGATAAAGACAACTTCCTTGAAATCTCTCTTGGGATTGCCATAGTAATTAACTTTTCGACATCCTTATTTGCTTCTCTAGCCCTATAATATTTTTGGTAGTTTTCTAACACACTAATAAATGACTCTATCATTGTATTTCACCTCTGCATAACATATTGAGGAGTTAGAGCTTCAAAACTCTTCCCCCTCATCAAACTTAACTCTCTTCACCTTTCCTTGGTGGGTAATGACTTTTGTCTCACCATGTTCCGGAAGAGTAGTTATTTTGGCCTTCCCCCCGCAATATACGACACAAATCGGGGTATCTCCTTCTAAAATATCCAATTCAATGTTTATTTTTCCATTTTCTATTTCTATCGGCAGATGATTCAATCGCATAAAGCAATTCCCCCATGTTATAATTGAATTACACACATTCAAGTAGTCGGGGCCCTTGCTCCGGCTTTTCTTTTTGTATATCTGTTCTTAATGATGGACAAAATGGGCGTGTGAGACTTATCTGTCTAGTAACTGAACCAGATAAGTTCTCCTCCTTTCTCTTGCCGAAGCTACTGCAGCTTTGGCTTTTTTAAGCTAACGAAGTGATTTCCACTTCAACTCTAGGCTTTGCGCTATACCACTTGCTGATCGTAAGCTCTACCACCTGACTATCATCTTTCCAAATCACATTATTCAGCGCGTCCTTGATTCCTTTTGCATAATTATCGACATCCGGCTTAGTCACTGGACGATACAAGCCCGCCTCAGCCTCACGGGTCCGTTTTTTTGAGAAGCTTTTGAGTAACGGCTTGTACACCTTTAATCTTACGTTCAAAGGCCCTTCCAACAATTCAGCAGGAGCATATTGTGAAGCGACTAAACCGACGAATTGTTTAAAGTCTTTAGATTTTTGAGGATCATACAAAACGGTCTTTCCCCTTTTGGTTTTACCTACTCTCGGTCGCCCTTGAGCAACCGGATCTCCTAACACCGTGAACTGAATCAATTCCTTTTCCCCCTGGCCTTCTGACACTGAAGGTTGATGTGTATTTGCTCTAACTCCGTTAACGTCATATCTTCCGTCTGCTTCCCTACCCGGTCCTGGGTATAGCCCATCACTCTCAGTTTGAAAATCAGATGCTGCCTTCGCTCCTGAACACCTCTGGATAAGTGTGTCCTCGTCACATTCATCGTTGGCACCTCCTAGTCCCCAACAGCTCTAAGCTTTGTCTTTGATTTCAAGATCTCTAAAGCAGAAACATCGTTCTCTTTGATTGCAGCAAGGTCGTCTGGCGAAAGGTTATACTTGGCAAAATCACCGGATATAATACTCTCAAAAGAGCGATCCATCCGAACAAGCGAGTCTAGAATAATGGCATCATGTTCGATATCCAAAGGCTCATTCTGTCGAGGCTTTTCAAGGCTTTTCTTTTGCTTGTTGAACCAGCTCGGAATGACTTCATCCCGTTTCTCATTACCAAAGCTCTTAGAACCTTTTGTCTTTGATTGATTTTGAAATTGAACCTCTTCTGCCTCCACCTTGTCCAAAGAATCTATTCCTTGTTCAGACCAACGTCTAAGAATAGCTTCAGCGTAGGACCAATTATTTTTATTTTGCTCGAGAGCTTTTTCCATGGCTCGAATGACTAGCTCGTCTCCCATGTCCTCAATCCAGGCAAGGATCTTCTCGGACATACTTGGACGCAGTAGTCCAAAGTTTTGCTGGTAGAATACCAAAGCGTCGTCACCAGCTGCAGGCTCTTTTTCTTGTGCGTGTAGTTCTTTACTCTGCTTTACTTTACTCTCCTTTCCTTTACTTTCTCTTTCCTTTACTTTCCTTTGTGTACTTTTGTCAGCATTTTTTGAGTTATTGTTTACATTAACTTCGTTTCCGTCACCATGAACCAAAATAACAGCCGTTTTTGAGTTACCTAGAACGGAATTGACGTCCTGAATCAAGAAGAAATCAGCCATGAAGCGAACCTCCTTCCTTCGCTTCACAGCCTCTAAATATCGCTTTTGAATACCTGTACTTGTTAACACGCGATGCTCTTCAAAGAGGTTTCTGTCGAACAATCCTTCTTCAATGCAATCAGTAACTATTTCACGAACTAGGTTAATGTTGACATTAACTCTCCTAGAGAAAAGTAATTGTTCACGTTCATTCCACTCATAGAAGTAGCCTTCTTTATAAATCTTCATGAACAACTTCAATAAAACTGCAAATCCTTCAATACCATGCTTCGCTTCAATGATGGCCACTTTATCGTCTTGATCCATGTCCGTATCTAACGGAAAGTAGTCTATTCCTTCTTTAAATGGTCGTACCATTGTGTCACCGCCTCTCTTGATTGTCTCGTTCAATCATCGCCTTCATTTTGTTTATTTTGACCAGATGCCATCCTGGAAAGTTGTGTCGGACGTAAGCTGCTACATAACGTCTAAACAACCTCCCAGGATCACTGGCTCCCTCCGCCATCCCAATAAAATGGTGAGGGATAGGAATTTCACGTTCCATCAATTAAGTTCCATAGCTGCTTGTTCAGGTGTTAGCTCTTCTTTATCTTTCTTACTTTTATCCTCAGTCTGTTCCGACTCTTCCGCGTTTTCATGAGCAGGTATATCAATAAATTCTTGATCATGAATGGATTCCGGTTCCTCTGTAATGTCTTTTCTTACGGTTTCATCCTGAGTGGCTTGATTTTGAATCTCCACGCTGATCGGTAAATACTTGAACATTCTTCGGATTACACTCTTCTTAGCCATTTCTTCATAATCAGTTTGCCAAGGTCCATAGTTTCCGGACTTAGATCTCGACTTGATACTCTCTACATCGGTTTTACTAAAGACTTCAAACTGATAACCGCCGTCTTTAAAGTGAGCGACAGCATAAACAAAGGTGAGCTCTCCTCGTTCGCCTGTGGCCGGCTTATGAACCAGCTTAGGATGAAGGCCTAACTCATATTCGAATTCATCATTCTCTTTCACAGCATGGGCATAGATACTCTCGATATGACCGGATCGTCTGGCAAGGTCAATCATCCCTTTATAGCCGATAATGAACTGTACATCGGTTTGCTTTAGCTTTCCATTGTAGAACGGGACGAGGTAACAGTGTCCAATCAATCCAGGCTCTAAGCCTAACTGGGCAGCTTGCATGACAGCTCCCATAAGAGAAGGAATCGAGCATTCCAGGAGCTTTGGATTCTGCCGGATCGTAGTCATCGCGATACGTCCCAGGCGATCCGCATCCATGTGTTTTGGCAGAGCTCTTTCAAATTCAGGCCCCATCTTCTTCAGATAGGCCTGAATAGTATTTGCTGAGCCATTTCCTTGTGCAGGAGAGTTATTGCCATTCTTTTTATTTGCTAATTGATTTTTCGCTGTATTGTTTGTCGCCATTATTTAGCCTCCTTAAAGCGCAAAGGACGGCTTGTATTCACTTTGGAGTATTCTTCATAGAGTTCTGGTCTCTCAGCTTTTAAACGCTTAGAATCCACCGTCTGACGCTCTTGATTTTTGAATGTAACGATAAATTGATTAGTGAAACCTTTTTCAAAGGTTCCTAGTTTTTCTTTCAACTGATTCACATATTTTTTCTTGCGCTCTTTCAGGTCTTTTTCCTCTTCCTTGATTTGTCCGAGGGCTTCAAGTAATTGATTCGCATTCGCATCCAGTTCGGTTTCTGAATCAGGCTCAGCACTTGGATACATCGCATTGATGAAATCAGAAGATGCATCAGATCCATCCAACTCCGGAGGCACACGTTTGAGAACATGCTCTTCCCAAAACGACTTTTCTATATCCATCAGGTTTTCGATTAAGTCTTCGTCTCGCTCGACCTTCTTGTAGACGAATTTGTTGCCACCAATTAGGACAGCAATCCACCAAGCATCCGCCCCCGTAACGGCCATATAATGCTGGCACTGAAGCAAGTAAGCCATCGGGATTTCATCGCCTTCCCATTCGTCTCGGAGATACTCACTGGCCGTCTTACACTCCAATCCCTCATTCTTACCGACAATGAGCCTGTCAACGTTAGCAAGCATCCATTCATGCTCAGGGTGTTGGAGTATCGCATTTCGTTTTCTAACCTTGAGACCGGTTCGAATCTGAAACTCTTTAGCAACGGTATCTTCCATCACATTGCCCCAATAAGCTGCCTCTTCATTCGAAATTGAAGATTTCACTTCCCCGATCTTTTCCATGTACACTACGATAGGAGATTTCCACTTATTAAATCCGGCAATTGACGCTGCATCGGAACCTCCGATTCCTTTTTTACGAAAGTCTAGCCACTCTGCATGATCCATATCCGTCGTACTTTGCAATACTTGCGCTTTTATACCCATATTGGACCTCCTCCAAATTTCTGATATAATGTTTTCAAAGATCTTTTTTTAAAAACCACGTTGCAGCGTGGTCTTTTTTATGCCGTTTTTTCCTCTGCTCCTAAGATTACGAGAAGTTCGATAGATTCTTGGAGCAGTGTTTCTTTAAGAAAAAATTCATCATTCAATACATAAATCTTGTCTCCTTCGAACACTTCATTGCCCAGTCCATCCAATCCATAATGATTCGGTTCACTCAAGGGATCACCCCAACGTTCAATTTGATCAATGACCGGATGATTCATTCGATCACCTCCTCTCCGATGCCAGCGCATCGTTGAAACCAGGAACACGTCAAACGTGTTCAATTAAGGGAGGGTTTTATGTATTCCTGGTCTCAACGACAGGCTGCACCTGTCGCAAAATGAAATTTGCTTTTCAACTAAAAGCCATGATATGTTTAAGTCACCATCAAACAGTTTCATCTATTTCCCAAAACCATTCGGACCGCCATCCGGATGGTTTTTATTATTTCTCCACATAATCGATAACCTTCTGGATCTTTTCCTTGGACTGAGAGCTCAACTCCTCTTTCAACTCATTCAGCTCTTTAATGACATTTTGTTTTTCCTCATCTTTTCCGTAAGGACGGATTACTAGCGCATCCTCACTCATGTACATTTCAAGAGGCTGTCTTTTCTCCCACCCTTGTGAATCTCTTACTTCTTTCGGCACTACAACGCGACCTAATTCATCTAACTTTCTTACGATTCCTAAGGCTTTCATAACCATTCTCCTTTTATGCATTTATTAGTGTTATATATATGAACCCTAAACTGATGATCCAAAGAACCAACATCGTCCAGTCGATCCTACTGAGCTTCTTCATCCGGCCACCTTACCTTTGCTACCAAGACACCTTTCTTCTGTAGATCAACGATGACTCTGTCCAAATCTCTGCGAAATTCTATATGCTTTACAGAATCGTGATGGCGTTTCTGAATCTGCATGTACTCCAATTGCTTCATGGAGTTCAAAGCATCCATAGCAGAGCGTGTTACCTCGTCATAATTTCCTTGGATAAACTCTTCTTTCATTCGCTCAATCATTCTCCAAAAGCACTGTTCTTCCTCTGCAGCTTGTTTGGCGTGTGTTGATAAATAAATTTGATTGTTCATGTCATGATATATCCTCTCGATTTGATTTTGGTTTGATGCTCTTCCCAGATTTCTTGCCAGCTGATGTCGTAGTTCTCGCAAAGTGTTGCTAAGTAAATTGTGGAAGCATGAATAACATCCGCAAACTCCTGTGCTGACCTCTTTAAATCCTGAAGCTCGAATGATTGAATGTATTGAGGCTGATTAATCATCCTCACCTTTTCCATAGCTTCAATAGCCTCTTCCATTTCCTCCTCCAGCTTGAGCCAGACAGACGATCGATGCGTATCAGCTGCTGGACCATCCAACTTGGTGATCCCCCAGCCGATATACTCATTAGCTGCCTCTAAAGCAATCCAAGGATTGTTGTACTTCTCGATGAATTGCTTGGACATCCCCGGCTGAATACGACGTTCACCTATTTCTTGCTTACTAATTGACTCTCTCGATTGATAGAAATCCATGGATAATTGCTCTTGGGATCTCTTCATTTCCGATCGAGCATTCTTCAAGCTTCTTGCCACTCGGCTTTTCTTCAACTCAATCACTCCTTTGTACCAATTTGTGTACCTAATAAAGGTCGATTTGGTGGTTAAACTATAATTAGATCACTTGGCTTTCTTGTTTTAGCTCCTGGTCATGAATCCAAGCGTCGATGGTTTCTTGTGAAAAGAAGATTCTGCGACGAAGCCTGAAATGCGGTATTTCCTTTGTTCGAACCATTGTGTAGATCGTGTCTTTGCATACCCCTAGATACTCAGCTGCTTCCAGGACGGTCATTGTTCGTCTGTTCATTCGGATCACCTCCATTGATTTTTATTTTCTTCCTTTTCTAGTAATCTATTACTAGGAAAGGTGGTGTTAAGTTTGAGTAAACCAGTAGATGTTAAAGCATTCGCATTGGCAGTCGTATCGGGAAACTCTGTAACAGGAGATTCTTCAGAAGAAAAGTCTGAAAAAGCTTTAGATTTATACTTCAAAGCAATGGCAGTTGCTGAAGCACACAATAAATCTTTAGAACCCGATCCAGCGGAAAAGAAGAAAAGAAATGAAGATACTTATAATTCGATAAAGAATTTAGGACTTTAAAGTATCTTGAAAAAGGGCGAGAGTGAGCTTTGCGAAATAGTATAGTTCCTCTTCGCTCCACCCCTTTTCATTAGCAAACATTCTAAATTCCGCGAACTTTAAAAGTAGATCTTCCGGGTTGAGTTCAGATCCGAATTTAGTTTGAATCATGTAATCACCTTCCCACTGTTTATATAAAGGGCATTCGCATTAAAGATTCCTAAAACCCTGTCTTATGTTTTTTTCCAATAGTTCTAAGTCGTCAAGCTCCACCTTGGCGGCTTCGGAATTATAAAGCATATCCACTTGTTGTTTGAGCTTTGCCCATTCATAAACTTTCATACCTTGAAGCAAATAGAGCAGTTTTGCCAGCTTATCTTCACTGATTTAGATCACCTCCTCAGAATCTAAAGTTTCCATTTTGGTAACTTCATGTGTAAAAAAAAGCTCATTAATTGGGATTTTTAATATTTGCCCTACAATAGCTAACTTTTCTGCAGTGAATTTACTCTTACCTGACTCTAAGTAAAAATATCCATTAGGACTTTCATAGCCGAGCTTAGTAGCCATTTGTTCTAAAGAAATTCCTAATTTCTTTCTTTCTAATTTAATCTTTTTCAAATCCACTTTTGTCTCATTCATATTCGCACCTCCCAATTACCGTTTTGGTAACTATAACCCTATATTAAATTACCTAATTGGAAAAGTAAAGATATTATTACCGATTCGGAAATATTTTTTTACCAATTAGGTAATGATGATAAAATAAAAGTATTCAAGAATACGCATGGAAGGAAGATCTTCCTTGAATAAAATAGGTAAGAGAATTAAGCAGTTAAGAGATAAGCATAACCTCTCTCAGAAAAGGTTTTCTGAAGCAATCGGAGTCTCCAACGTTCAATTATCCAGATATGAATCCGGTACGAGACAACCTGATTACGATACATTGCAGAAAATTGCAGATTATTTCGAGGTATCAATAGATTATTTATTCGGCAGAACTTCTGCTCTTAAAAATGATAGTGGTGAGTTTGATTCCATAAAGGAAATAAATCGACTTCTCGAGAAATATGAGATTGATGATTTGGCTTTCTTCGATATTGAGAAGTGGAAATCTATGAATCCTGAACAGATAAGGGAACTCGAAAGTTACTTTCAATACTTAGTGCAGAAATCAAAAGAAACCGACAAATAGTAAGCACGTCATATGACGTGCCTAATTTAAACTGTGAAATGGATTATTTTGGAACATATGAGAAAAGATTCTTTTTTTTATATTTAATATAGTGTTTTTTACCCGATCAAAAATACTTATAAGAGGTGTTACACATGACAGATTTCAATGAAAAAATTAGAGACCTTGCAAATCGTATTGAACAGATGAAAAACAATATCCACACCGAGGAGGCCACCAAAACTAGTATAATAATGCCTTTTTTTCAAACATTAGGATACGACGTATTTAATCCTTCAGAGTTTACCCCAGAATACATAGCTGACGTAGGTATCAAGAAAGGCGAAAAAGTAGACTATGCAATTATGCACGAGGGTGAACCACTAATCCTCATTGAGGCAAAAGCTCTTACAGAATTATTAACTAAACACGACTCCCAACTGTTTAGGTATTTTGGTACAACAAAAGCAAAGTTCGGTATTTTAACTAACGGGGTTACTTATAAATTTTTTACCGACTTAGAAGAGCAAAACAAAATGGACCCCACCCCCTTCTTCACGTTTGATTTACTAGATATTAAGGATAGCTCTTTAACAGAATTATCCAAGTTCAGAAAAGTAAACTTTGATGTTGATAAGATTTTCAACACTGCTTCCGACCTTAAGTACACTGGAAAGATTAAGCAACTTTTTAGCGAACTACTAGAAAGCCCTACAGAGGATTTCACGCACTTTATTCTAAATAATGTGTACGATGGAAGGAAAACAAAAAATGTGGTAACACAATTTGAGCCACTTATCAAAAAATCATTCAAACAATTTATAAACGAAATGGTAAACGACAAGCTAAATGCTGCATTAAAAACAACTAGTACCGAAGAAGATTCTGACAAGGAATTAGCTGATGAATCAGAGCTAGATAATAAAGAAATCGGTAAACCTGAGATTATTACGACTGAAGAAGAAATACAAGGATTTGCGATTGCCAGATTGATCTTATCTGAAGTCATGGATGAGGATAGAATTTATTATAGAGACAACAAAAGTTATTTCAATATTCTGGTGGATAATAATATTCGTAAATGGGTCTGCAGATTGGGCTTGAATTCAGAGAACAATAAATATATTCAATTGAACGATGAAGAACGTACTACCTATTCAATTTCAAGAGTTTCCGAAATTACTAAATTCAGAGAAAACATTAAAATTATTGCAGAAAGCTTTAAATAAAATCTTTAAAACAAAAAGAAATCAATGAGAAGTATTTAAATGGTGACTATTTGGCTCTTGGTTCGGCAGTCAAAAGTGAAATAATTTTATTGCCACGGTAGGCTTCATGACTCGCCATATTTTAAAATATCGTGGTTGAAAAAGTTAATACTTTGTATTGGTTAACATAAACTATTTATTTTTAAGGGGGTATTTAAGGGATGAGTGTTTATCATGTGCGAATTTCAGTAAAAGGACAAAGAAATGGTGAAGGCAAGTACAATATAAGTGAAGAGGAATTACAAGAAAGATTTGTTAAACCATTTAAATATGGAGATCCGATAATAGTTAATGGAAGAACAATCCCTGAAGCTAGTATAGAAAGATTCCAAGTAAGTACTACAGAGAGCGAACAAGAATTTGAATCACATATGAAGATGATAAAAGAAAGAGATCGAGCAAGTGGTATTAAAAGGTTAGGTGGGCCTCCCTATGAATGGCGTGCTGCTCAAAATGCAAAGGATATAACGGATGAAATAATAAATTTTGTCCCAGGTACTATTAGTAAAAATGAGGCACCTAAACAAACCTTTAAGAATAGCGCGAGTCAAGAAGTTAAAAATAAAGCATTTATAGTTCATGGTCACGATGAAAAACTTAAAAATGAGCTAGAAATATTTCTACATAGATCTAACATTGAGCCGATAGTTCTTCACAGGGAAGTCGACCAAGGACTAACAGTTCTTGAAAAGTTTGAACAACACTCTGATGTTGATTTTGCTTTTGTCCTACTTACACCTGATGATATTGGAATGTTATCATCAGAACTTCAAAAGCCCGATGTTGAACGTGACTACGATTACCGTGCTAGGCAAAACGTAATTTTTGAACTAGGTTATTTTATTGGACGACTTAGCAGACAAAAGGTTTGCGCACTTTATAAGCCAGGAGTAGAACTACCTTCTGATATTAATGGACTAATTTATAAAAAAGTAGAACACTCTGTTGAGGAGATAGGATACCCTCTACTGCGAGAGATGAAGCAAGCAGGTTTAAATCCTTCTTTAAAATAATTTCCTAAAAGCTATCTTAATTTTTAAAATTAATTATGATCTATACTTAACTATGCTGCTGGTTTGCGCCTGCAACTGGATCATAATAAATAAAATTATTTTCAGTGTATCAGAGCTTTTGGAATTGAATTTGAAAAACAAAAAATCAATGATAAAGAGCGCGTACTACCAATTAAAAATTTTTGATGTTGCGAAGTTTAAATAGAACATAAAATGTTTCAGAATGCTACTAGTACGATTGATTTTGTGAAAAATTCTTACTTAATAAATGCATTAATGATTCACCAGTTTTACGATTAGAAAAATAAGATATATGCAATGGGGGATTTCTAGATGTCAATAACTTTATATTTCTCAAAGGTAAATATTAACTCTCATATTTATGATGTTTATGAAGATAAGAAGGTATTCGATGGAATCGTAAAAGATCTTTCTATAAAAATTAAAGATAATATAAGTATTGAAAATGAAGTTACAGGATTTGACTCAGAGGGTAACGAATATCATAGGTCTACTACCTATAAGTTCTACTCAATAGAGAAGTTAAATGAATTACCTTTCACAATTACAGGAAGAGTACTGAAAAAAATGACTATTTTTATTAATGATCTAAACGAAGAGACGGGAGAGATTATAAAAAGGCCTACTGAAAATACTGAAGTAATAGATTTTTTTTATGATATTTCTAAGGAAATTGTTGCCTTCCACACCTCTAACAGATTCGGTTATGCGGATTTTAATGAAGCATTCAAAGGATTAATAAATAAAAGCATGTCTGATGAGAAAGAAGAATACTATTTTGAGGTATCCCTCTGGAGAGAGGGATTAAAATTAGATGAGATAAAAAATCAGCTGAAGAAAATTGGCAAGTTGGTATCTCTTAGAATTGAAGTAATTCCACCAAACCCTGATGACGATCTATTGAATAATATCCAAGATAATGGGGAAGAGTTCATTAATGACTTTAAGGAAGGGAATGTAACGCACAGAAGCATATTATTTGATTCCACTGCCCCAGAAGGATTAAATATAGACTCAAACCTTATTGATAAAGAGTTAAATCAAATTGGTAAGATCCATTCAACCCTTTCATCAGAAGAAGCTACAAGAAAAGGCTATGTTTCAATAGACGCGGTTAATAATAATGGGAGAAGCTATACTACTGACAATAGTAAGCCTGTTAAAGACAGGTTAGAGTCCAAACCTCCTACTCAACAAAAATTCGCAAAAATTTGCAAACGTAAAATAAACGCCCTTATTAATTCATTCTTATAGGAGGGTTTATGAAAAAGAAGATATTTGAGAGATTTAATGAATATAAGAAGTGGAAAGATTATATTAACCCAACTTCATTCGAAGTAAAAATAACCGTTTTAGTTACTGTAATATTTGTTGTTGGTGCCTTAACATTAAAAACTTACGATCATTTCGATTCATATTATGATTTTTTCAAGACTTTAACACTCTCAGTGGCCCAAGCTCTAATTGGAGTTTTAGGAGTCATCATTGCTGGTGTTGCTATAATCATTAGTGTTTTAAAAAAGGAAATAATTGAAACAATCGAAAGTATAAACAAAAATAAATCTGGTAACAAATTAGATATCGGACAACTCCTTGTTAGTTTTGAGTTTTTAGCCTTTAACGTTGGTATCGGCATTTTCTTTTATTTGTCTATGTATTTTATACTGTTTTCCCCTTATCAATTAGTTAATAAATTCATTTTTTACACATTATTGTTTGTTTTAAGTTATTTGTTGTTTTTTATAATATTTTATTCGATTAGCTTGATTAGTAATATAGTAAGGTTTTTCTATATCGCAAATCTGTATGATGAAATTTCTAACTCTAAACGCAACCTTTACAATACAGCTAACGAAATTAGAATAGACTTCATACTCAAGGAAATATTAAAAAATTCTAATCTATCCCAAGAAGAATTTTTAACTATTATTCAAAATTATGTAGATGCAACAAATGTGGATAATAAAGAGGAAATAAAAAATTATTTTAAAGAGTACTATAAATAAAATATTTCACTATTACCTAATGAATACACTTAAGGGAGTAAACTAACTATGGTTCACTTCCTTTTTTTATTTGCAAAAACAGAACGTTTGTTCGTATAATATCTTCTAGGGAGGTGATAGTATGAATTTTCCCCAATATACGACAACCGCACTAGAGGACTGGGTATCCAACTGGTACAAAAAACATCGAATAAATTCTCCAAAAGAAATGAACATCAAAAAAATAGCAATGCGGTATGAAATTTTCATCCACTATAAAGATATGGAGAGCCGTTATGTTCGTTTTGGCAGGTACAGAGAAATCGTCTTGGATACAAAACTGAGTAAACCAATGCAACGCGAACAGTTCTTTCATGAACTGTGTCACGCTATTCGCCATGTAGGCAAACAAACCATGATGCCTGATGCATTCAGAGAGCTTCAGGAGCGTGATGCAAGGCATTTCACTTTATATGCTGCCCTTCCCTATCACATGATCAAAGAATACGATCTGAACGATCCTGAGCTTATTGAACGATGGGCATATGACTTTAATGTGTCTTTTGAGTTATGTGAAGAACGTCTAGAGCAAATAAAAAGGCGGTCAGATTGTACCAATCAATCTCTTATGAGTAATTAAAATATAAGATGGAGGTGGTTTCATGGGAAGCATCGAGAAGCGTGGAAAAGGCTCATTCAGGCTCTCTGTAGTAACTGGTTATGATGCTAGAGGTAAGGCGATTCGTGAAAGGAAAAACGTTAAGGTTAAAAATAAAACCATGGCTCGTCAAGAGCTGGCAAAGTTTGAGGCTGAAGTATTGAGTGGGGATTATTCCAAACCTAGCTACACACGGCTAGAGGATTTTTATCCAGAATGGATTAAAAAATATGCGGAAGACAAACTCTCCCCTCGGACGTTAAGAGAGTACATGAGTATCATTGAAAAAAGAATATTACCAGATTACGGGCATCTGAAGTTGTCAGATATTAAAGCTATGCACATAGTGAACTTCCTAGATGATTTAAAGGACGCTAAGAAGAGGTTAGATGGTAAAGAAGAGCCTTTATCCCCTTCAACTATCAGAAACTGTTACAAGGCTTTTAAAAGCCTGCTTACAGCAGCAGATGATTTTGAACTAATAAAGAATAACCCCGCAAGGAATATAAAGCCTCCAACTGTTAAACAAAAGAAACCTCTCTCCTACTCCAGAGAGAAGATAGACCATCTCATAAAATGTATTAACGAGGAACCTTTTGAGAAACAAGTAATGTTTTGGATTGCATTTGTAACAGGATGTCGAGAGGGTGAACTCGTTGCATTAGAAGAAAAACATATACTTAATGAGAAAAGCGCTATTCTTTTTGAGCAGTCGCTTTCCCAACAACAAAACGGAGAGTTACTTATAAAAGAAATAAAAAACGGCATGGAGGGTACAGCTTCTATACCTAGTGAGTTGTTGGAGATGGTTGCCCAGATTAAGAAAAGACGTAAGAAAGAATTTATCCGGACAAGAGACAAACAGTACGATCCCAACAGGGTGTTCCTTTTTGCTGATGAATTAGGAAAACCAATGAGGCCTGATAGTGTTAGTCAATGGTGGGGCAGATTTAGAAAGCGTCATAATATAGAAGGCTTAAGGTTTCATGATTTAAGACACTATTCTGTTACTTACTTGATACAGCAAAATGTACCTACAAAGTCAATTAGCCAGCGTGTGCGTCATAGAAAAATCGGGACTACGATGGACATTTATGGCCACCACATTGAAGAAGTAGATCAAATTGCTGCAAAACATTTTAGAACATTTTTTCAAAAGGGAAACTAAAAATTTTAACTTAATGCCTAAAATGACCAAGGAACTTAACAATTGAACAAGTTAAGTTCCTTTCTGCTTTAACTTGTTCAGTTGTAATAGGATGCATTCATTTCAGGGTGTTGTTTGAAATTTTCATAAACAATCCTTATGCTGTGAGGGGATATTTTAGTTTCTAAACTTTCACGTAAGCTATTAATTTTTTCACAGTCATCTTCAAGCAAATAAAAAGACAAGCTACTTATATTACTCATAACCTCATTAAACGATTTAAGATTTGTTTCTTCATGTTCATCTAACTTTTCTAATTTATTTATTAATTCATCAATCCACTCCCTAGGAATTCTAGGGTTTAAATGCGGTATTAAGTTTATATGTCCATCTTCTGATATTACAACTATTAAACACTCTCCACCCTGAGTTTCCAAGTACCTTATAGCTGAATTAAATCTAGCACCTCGGGCAGAATCACCTTTGTTTGTAGCCATTCCGTCTAAAATTACACCTAAAGCATGGCACTTTCCATCACTGTCTAAGAGAATTGCTCCATCAATAGCTGTTACTAATTCCACAACTTCATCTGTAAGCGAAATTGGCTCTATTTTTAATGATTGGCTTCTTAACCTTTCTGCTTCTTCCATTGCAATATTAGAAATAACAACCATTGTTCCATGCTTTTGTTTAGTGGCTGAGAGAATAGCATTCCATAAAACAGTAGTGCTCCCTTCGCTTGCATCTGAAAAGATTCTTGTAACATGGTCTACAAACAGAGATTTTTCTATTCTCTCTTTTGGCAAGCTAGGTTGATTATATTCTACAACCATTAACACATCATCATCGTGCTTTAATTCCCAAGTATAGTGTTTTTTAAAATCAACCACAAATACATCTTCCTGAGTTGAATCATAATCACTAATATTACCCATTCCATAAACTTCATTTCCATTAGCTAATAAACTTATATTTTGACCAGTCATTTCAAGAAGTTTTCTAATTGCTTTATAATTTGAAAAACTAATTGGGGAACTAAATCTAATTACATTGTTTATTGAAGGGTTTTCATTCTTGGAGAGGATTATACTACCGCTACTCTCTCCTCCCTCATAATATTGGGAAGAAATAAGATTAAATTTCTCAAACAAATCAAAGTATTCCCCGTGGAATTTCATTGAGAGAGAACTTAAAAAATTATACCCACCACTCCTTATAAATTCACCGTGATTATGGCTTAACACACTAAGCTCTTTACCGACGTCTGGAATTTGCAATGCTTTAGTGCAGGAATTTAAAAATTCTGAAATAGTAGAGTCAAGCAGAGAGCGCTTAATTTTGTATCTCCCTGAAACCTTATGCACATTTAGACTAGGAATAGATGAGGCAGCGTTTTTATTCAGCTGTAATACAACAAAGGTCCATAAATGATTAACTTTTACAGGCATGGATATATGAAATTCCAAGTCAAGGTTTTTGAATTCCTCATGTAACAAATGGTGCATTGCATCAGCTTTTGCCTTTAATTTCAATCTGCTATGATATTCCTCCTCACCTCTCTCACTAGATATCAAGATTTGTTTCTCTGGATCATTTTCGTACAAATGGTCAGTTAATTCGTGGACGTTATTAAATACATCTGGTTGAAACGGTGTGTCAGTTGTAACAGCATTTATTGATATTTTATCTTTTAACTCGCTATCTAAAATACCTATCACCCACGCTCTTGGATTTAAATCATCTCTTAAACCATTAAATACTCTTTCAGCTGAATTATTAACAGATACCTGAAAATGCGGGTGATATCCCCAAATATACAT